CAAATTCAGATTGGATTAACTGTCCATTTTCGGAACTAATTCCAGTAAATGTTACGCTAGAAATTCCAGCAGTAACATCAGCTTCAATTTCATAATTATTACCCAAGTTATTAAGTGTTAATGGTGTCTGGAATACTCCATTAATGAATAAGATACCATTTCCTACACCTACACCAGTAGAAGTATTAGCACCACCAACAGTTAAACTATATGTTCTTCCAATACCAGTAAATGAGTCTGATATATCATCAAATACCATATTGGTATCATAATTTGTTCTTAGGAATGTTCTACCACTAAATTCTGCCTTAACATATGGAAGATTTGTTGCATTTCTTCTATTTCTAGTATTACCTTTAGGTGGGTCTAGGAACCATAATGTACTATCAACAATATTAAATGATCCTCTATGTACTTGAACAGTAGTTGTAGCAGTATGAACACCAGCAGATACGCCAAGAGATCCTCTAAGAACCTTAACTTCAGGAATAGTTCCATTGAACGAATTAATAGTTGCTCCTGTTTCTGTAGCAAATCCAACTTCAACAACCTTCATATATTCATCATCAATCTTCAATATATCTCTTGGTTGTACTGAACTAATACCACTTAAACTGAATTGTGATATACCAATACCAATATCATTAGATAGTGTATGCTTAATTGAAGTATATGTAACTGGTTGTTGAATAATACCATCAAGACCAATAACAGTTTTGCTCAATTTATTGGACATTTCGAGTTTATGAGCATTACCAGAACCAACATTTGTTACTTCAATTGGTTTACCGTCAGCAATATATTCTTTCTTACTGAATAGTTGGAAAGAATCTGGAGTTAATGCCTTAACATATACTGTTGGTGGCATAATAGTAACCAAGTTACCATCATTATCTGCTGTTTGAGCAATACCTACAGAAACAGGAGAAACACCAACAAAGGTAGATGCTGCTTTATATGATAACTCTTCATTTGTATTAAAGAAATGACTAGGTATACTGAAAGTAGTTCCTGCTCCAGTTGAATTAACAACCTGATCGATATTTGTTGGATTAAACTTCTTGAAGTATACTGGAATTCCTTCATGTTTAATATCAAAATTAATTCTATTTCCTCTTGTACCGTTAATACCATCATAAGAAGATACTAGAACTTCAGAAGATACTGGACCAAACTGTAAAGCACTTGGTTCATTTTCAAAATCATTTACAGTTTGGAATATTTCAGTAAATGCTTGAATTTCTACTAATCCTGAGTTATACTTAGAATCTGGATAGAAATCAAGTCTAACAGTTTGATTAGTATTATCGGTTAATGTACCAAATGTTCCTATACCGCTAATATCACCGATAGAAACATGTGGATATTGGACACTTATAGCATCATTATCCTGATCGTGAATAACCAATACCTGATGAATAGCACTTGTTTGTCCACAAGAAACTTTAACTAGTGCCTTTATAGTACTATCAACAATTTTATCAATAGTTGTAATTACTGCGGATGTACCATTATTTGTGGTAACATAATTTGATTCAAATCTAGCAGTCCTTTCAGATCCATCTGGTTGTCCTGGAACTTGATATCTAAATGTTCCTATACCAGCAGTTGTAGTTCCTAATCCTACAACATTGGCACTAAGAACCAAACTAGATGTTCTATCATTAATACAATCAAGGAAAATTGTACCAGAATCATATCTAGCAGTTAATACACCAACTTTACTATTAGAACTAGAACTATATGTAACTCCTAAAACATCAGTATAAGATTCTGAAATGTAAGTATCTGTACCATCAAAATTAACAATAACTTCATTATAGTCCATTTCACCAGAAGCATTATCTCTAACTAAAACATTAGCAAAGAAACCGTTAAAATCAGTGTCTGGGAATTGTAAAATATTTGTTGTAGTAGTACCAGTGACAATAACATTATTACCACTCATTGCTGTTTGTGCTGCAGAAACCGCAACATTCTTACCAATTAAATCTACAAATCCAATTTCCTTTGTACCATCAGAAACTGTATCAGTATTAAATGAGGTTTTTAATACTTTAATATCAAAATCTTTTTCAAATTTTTCAACTGGAGTAAATTCTAAAGTTTTTCTATTAAATCTATCTACTTGAGTCTCAAATGATCCTAATATTTCATTAGAGTAATCACTAGTTCTCTCTAATAAGAAAGCATCACTAGTCGAAGTTAATGTAATTAAATCATTAACTTGAATATCGAATGTATCAGCATCAATAACCTGTATAATATATTTTGAGAATCTGGAACTTATTTCTTCAATTTCAGTAAATCCATCTTGACTTCCTTTACTTGAGAAGTTACCACTTATATCATCATGTATTAGTACTCTATTAGTCTTACACTTAGTAAAGTCTGTTAATTTTCTATTTTTAAAGTCAATAAATTTAGATTTATTATCTCTAGCATCATAATCAATAACCAAATCAAAGTCATTAATTGTATCTACCCTTTTCTCACCGAACACATCAAGAATAACCACAGCACTTGCTGGTTCAGTGCTTCCTAGACCCACTCTAACATCAACATTAGTCTCAACTAATGTATCAGCAAAATTCTTCAATCCTGCTGGATGTACGACCCTATTCAGAGGATCTACAAAGTCATCCCACTGTTTAGAACTTCTTACAGAGTATGATAGATTTTGGTAGTAATCATTATTTGGTATTACTTGGAAATCTTCATTCAAAAGTCCAGTATTATCATTCCAACCAATTTCTCTTCTATTTGAGAAATCAACATCAAACTTAGCAGAATTAGCTATAATTCCAGTAACGGTAGCAGTAACACCACTAAATTCTCCAGCAATTCTATCTCCAACTTTCAGAACATGAAGTCCTGAAGTTTTAATAAAGTCTTCCCTAATATCAATTGCTTTAAGATCTTTAGCTTGGAATGTATTTGTTTGACTCTCTTTAACTAATAGACTTTCATTAAGAGAAAACTTGGATCTATCCTGAACGGGAGCAAATACTGGGTACTTATTTCTGTTTATAACATTGGCATATCCTGACTGATATGTCTTAGCAATTCCTGGATTAGTTGTTATTCCTGCTAAATCAAATTCTAAAATATCTGGATTTGCTGAAATATAAGACTTAACTTTAAAGAACTGATATCCATGATTTGAAGAATTCCATCCATCGCCATCTGTTGATATGCCAGTATTTGAGGATGTTTGAGTACCTATACCAGATTCTCCAAATAATTGAATACCTTCAACAAAAATTTCATCATCAATCGCAAATGGTGCTTGAGTGTATCCATTAATTGGAGTCTCCATCACACATCTAGCAGTAGTATTATTGATAACTGTCATGGAATTAATACCAATTCCATTTGAATTGTTAATAGCAACAACTCTATGAGTTACAGACTCTAAACCCTTTATTGGTGCTATTACATTAACTTCAGCAACACCTTGGTTAGGAACTATTGCTTCTAATGAAGTATCATCAACAACTTCACCCGTTTCTGGATTTATTATGATTAAATTAGGAGCATTTAGATAATCTGTTCCAGTATCAACAACAGAAATTTGATCTATAAAATCTAAATCATCAATTCGTATTACTGGTGATATAAATGCTTCTGGTCTTAATGTTTTATCTGAAGAATACTCATAACCAACATCAATGATTCTCAAATCATTGATTCTACCAATTGATGTTGATATTGCTACAACATTAGCATTAGTTCCTCTTACACTATTAACAGAAACAAATTTTGGTACTTTCTTATAACTAGATCCTTCGGAAATTACCTTAAGATTTTTAATAGGTCCTTCTACATTCCCAGATTTACTAGAATACTCTATATTATCACATTGATCTTCTTCGTATCTAAGAACTTCTGGAATTGATCTAGGAGAGAATTTAAAAGTTTCTGTAGTAGTATCAAATACTTTATATTCACCAGAATACTTACTATCATTAAATACAATTTGGGAATAATTATGTACATCCGTATCAGCAGTACTAATATAACCACCTTTTTCTAAAGCATAGTATAAAATAGCAGGAACTGCTGTGGAGAATCCTATTGATACTGCAGCACCAACAACGGGACTGGATAAGAATGTACCAACACCAATTGTTCCTATACCACTAACATTAAATTCATTAAGATCACCAGCAGTTACAAATTCATTCTTAAATTCATGATCATAGAAGAATTTAAGATTATAACCTGCTAGATTAGTAGATCCAACACCAAATGTTAATTTAGAATTCTTAACTACATCTATCTTAGGATTAACTAAAGATAACTTGTGATAATTTCCACCAATTCCAGTAATATTGACAAATAATGGTGGAGTCAAGAATGTATCAGTATAAGTTTCTGATAGATTAAATTTATTTGAATCTAATACATGAATATAATAACATCCTGTAGTGAGTCCAGTAGCTACTTCAGTACTGTCATAAAATACTTTATCCCCAGTTTTATAACCATGATCAGTAATTGTTATAGAATTATTAACAATATCAACATCAGGAGACTCAAAACCTACAGTATTAATTAATAATTTCTGATATTGCTCATTATAATCTAAGACTAGTGGTGAAGTTGTACCTAATCCTACTGTAGTGTTTGGTACAACATTAAGACTAATCCTATCACCATTCTGCAATCCATGAGTTGTTGTATTAGCAGCACCAATTTTAGTGGTTACTGTGGAAACTATCCTATCAATATTACCTGTTAATTGGGTAAAATTAGTTTCTAACTGATACTGATAATCATCATCACCATTCCCAAAGAAGAATAATCCACCTTCAGTATTTGCTGCCCCAACATTAGTGGCAAGTCCAATATAATCAGTTCCTTTATCAACAATATAAAGGTCTGTGGTAGATGTAGTTTGATCAGGAATATAGAATTGATTAACAGCATCTACTGTTCTACCTACTAAGAATGAGGATTTAGCAGGTCTCTTTGTGAAAGTAACTTTTTCTCCACCTTTAAATGAATGTGATGGTAGATAAATGCTTTGTGGTGGAACATTAATTGACTTTGTAGACTCTCCTATAGCATAATCAATAACACTTCCTGATGTAGTACCAATACCAACTGATAGAGTTCCATTAAAATGCTCAATCAAATTAAGATCAGAATTAAATGGAGTTGTCTTAACTGGAATACTAATCTTTGTATTCAATACATCAATTTGGGATCCAAGAGTATGAGCAATACCTGATGAAGGTCTGAATACCCTAATAATAGATCCTACCTTATAAAGATTCAATACCTTCAGTACTTCATCACCTACTCTAAGAGATCCACCAATTGAAACTGTATTTGGTATGTAATTAACGTAGATATCTTCAGTAATACCAGCACTGTTATTATTGAGTGACATTGTTTTTGCCAATCCAATAACATCTGTACTAACACCTACACTAAATGAATTGTTTAACTTATAATTTGCGGTACTTAAACCAGATACTAATACAGTATCCTGATCATTTAATTCTATATTTGGTAAATGATGAGCAGTAACAGTAGTTTCATCATGCCAAACAAATACTGCTTTATCAAATGAAGTTAATTCTGTATTGATACTAGAAACTCCTATACCGACGATTTCATCAACTTGTCCTCTAGCACCCACACCATTAGTGCCGTCATCATCAAATACTGTGAAATCACCAATCTTATAGTTATCACCACCGTCTAGAATTTGGAAGGTATCAACAACACCTCTAGTTACAGATTCAACAATAGATTTCTGCTTAATTGCCTCATTTGACTCTATAATAAAATCATTATCAGCAAACTGATCATTTACCTTATATGGGAATGTATTTCTAGAAAGATTGGAGTTATTAAAATCAAATGATTGATCTAATATAGTGTTCTCTTGAATATAAGGTAATCTATATGTTGGACCAATAAAATATGGATATAGTGGATTGTCATTATCGTCTCTAGTCGCAAAGTATGCGTATATTCCATCTGGAAATTCTGGAGTCTTACAAAATCTTCCATTATGAATATCTAAATCACCCGATCCATCATAAACATTATCTTCAATAAAGAACTTAGAAGGATATTCTGCTGTAGATGGTCTATCAAGATATGAAGTATTAACACTAAAACTAGACTCCATTCTCTTAATTCCAGAGTTAATGTCGTTAGGATCTTTATAAGCAAAAGGTCCATATATTGGATTACCATCATATGCCCATCCAATTAATGCTGAGTGTGTTCCTACTCCAGCATTAGTAACGCCTCCAATATCATTAAGTGATTCTGCTATATCTTGATCATAAGCATGAATACTATATTGTAATAGATCTTTATTAAGATTTTCAAGATGGTTTACACCTTGCCATTGAAAATTGTCGATAGATAGTTTTCTTATTTTGGCATTCAATAATCCATTCTTACCCCTAGATTCTACAAATATATTCGTATCTGTAGAATATCCAATACCAGGATTAATTACAATAATATCATCTAATTGACCCAATTCATTAATTATTGGTTTTAATTGTACACCATTACCAGTTGATCCAGATTCAACTACATTAAGTTTTGGTAGTGAGAAATATTCTTTTCCCTTATTAACTACAAAAGCATCAATAATTTTTCCACCTTCAACTATTGGTCTTACTTCAGCAGTTCTTCCATTTTGTATTGTTACCTGTGGATTAAAATAATGTCCAGCAATTGTTGATCCATATTTACTACCTTCATCATATAGATAAGCACCAATTATCTCACCAGTAACAATTGGAGTAAATGTAAATGACCCAGTAACTGATGAAGCAAATGATACTTTAGCATCTACTTTTATATCTGGATATTTAAATACCTGATAACCAGTACCAGTAGAATTTAATCCAACATAATTACGTCTTTCATAATTTACAATGGATGTTCCACCTATTCCTGCATCAGCTAATCTAAACGAATCATCATTTAATTTAATAACCTTGTATGAATGAGTACTATCTAATCCCTGAATTGCTTTTGGTTGAGTAGACCCTATTCCGACCATAGTAGAATATTCTACTAAATCACCATCTCTAAATCCATGATTAGTAAAATTGACACTATCAAAAGAAGTTGAAATACCTGAAGGAGTTACTGGTAATTTTCTATATTGGAAATCATGCCCAGAATTTAATACATTAATTTTTCTTAGAGTATTTCTAGATTCTGTTCTAAACTTATGGAAACCAGCAGCACTTGTTGCGGTAGAAAATCCTATGGTATTAATACCAGTGACACCAAACATGGCATCTGCTTCAGTTTTAAATAAGAATATCCTCTTTGGATTAATAACCTTGACAAAGTAAGGTGCTCCATTCACTAAAAATTCGGTAATGGTAGTACTAACTTCTTTAAATTTGGTGATTCCTACAGAATCTTGTCCATTACTATTATAAAAAACTTTTTGACCATCAACAAAATTATGATCAGATTTGAAGGTTATTGTCTCTTCTTGTATATCCAAACCACCTGAGAAAAATATATCTCTACTATCAAACTGAACTTCCCTAAATCTTGGTCCAGTTATTGGTTCCAATAAACAATCCTTACCATTACCACCAGTCAAACTTACGGATAAAACCTTATCAATATCAAATTCTTGAGCATCTACAATAATTTCTTTAACAGATCCTTTAATAATTGGTTCAGCATAAGCATTTGTGCCATTAGAATTTATAGGTTCTTCTATCGATAATCTTGGTGGATTAACAATATCATATTCAATACCACCATTATACACATCAATAGAGGTCAAAGGACCATATGACATGCTTTCATTTGCTATAGTTGATCTTATCTGTACACCATCTATTAAAATACCAACGTCATTTATCGGTATATCTTTCTCTGTACTAACACTTAAATCCTGAGATAGTGGGAATTTTCTTAAAATTCTGTTTTCATATAATTGTCGTTGATAATGATCTTTAAGAATAAAAGTATGAACGTGCGTACCACCTACACCAATTGGATCATTCCAAGTAACACTACTAGCACTACCAACAGCACTAATAGAATTATATAAACTTATAGTTTTTCTATCAGAACCTTCAGGAATACTTACATAATAAGTTTCACCATCATCTAAACCATTAAATGGAATCCCAACATTACCTGCGGAATCTCTTACCTGATAAATGATATCATTACCCGTAATAAATTTTGTAGCGGTTTCTAATTTAAACGCACTAAAGTCATAGAGTAATCCACTAATAGGATCTATTTGAGTAGCATTAGTAGAAGCAGCACCAATTTGTTGATCTTGAATACTACTTAAACCATGATTTGGGTAATGAAGTTCTGATATAAACTGTTCTAATTTAAGTGTACGACTTGGTAATGAGTTAGAAGCAACATATCCATCCTTATTACCATCTACATAAACGTTCAATATATCTGAGATAACATCACTATTTGATGCTCCAATACCAATTGAAGTTCCAGGTGTTGTTACTGAATTGGTAGTTTTTGCTTTATTTAAATTTCTTCTTAAATCATAATCAGCACCTGAGTTTGGTTCTCCAGAAATAAATTGAAGTCCATCTAAAGTAATTATATTAGAAGAATCAACTCTCTTAACAATACCACCACCAACTATTGACATGGTGTTTCTTCTTAAGAAACTAACATTATCTCCTACTTTCAAACTTGATTTGTCAATATTACTTAATAGAGTAAATGATGTTTGTCCAGATTGAATACTAGAAACTTGATATCTAGAACTAGTATTGTAAATCCAACTATTAGCAAAAACTTCCTTATATGATTGAGTAGTCTCTGGTGTGTTTAGTATAACTTCACCAACATTCTGTATAGAAATTTCTTCAAGTTCAGAAACTAATGATATATCTTCACTAGGAACAAATTTAGATATAACACCAGTGATTCTTAATTCGCATTTTTTGGATACCTCTCCATTTTCATATCCAAAAATATTATCACTAGTTCTTATACTATTTCCTTGATCAATATCAACAGTAACACCAGAACAACCAAAGAACTGATTTATGGATTTATTAGTATAAGTAATAATATTGCTTTGATTCTCGGCAATAAGAGATCCTGTATTCTCAAATCCAATAGTAGAATCTACAGATATAATAGAAGATCCAATTGAAACTGATTCTAAAACTTTAGATTTAGATTGAATATTGAATGTTCCTTGTATTGTGTCTCTATCATCAAACCCAACAAATAGAGATAGTTGATAATATACTTTACCTTCTCTTGTTATAATTTCAACTTCAGATACAGAAGCATTAGTCTGTAGATCTGATGATTTGAATATTGTTTGTCCTATTAAATTATACGGATCACCAGAAATTGCTTCAACAACAACAATCTCTCTACGAATAAATTCAGCACTTGATGGTTTTATTAAACGTTCTTCAAGATCTAATACCTTTGCTTCAACTCCATATAGTAATTTAAATAATATTAATATAGATTCTTGAATACCTTTCGATTGATAGAAAGATCTAGCATTCTTTAAAAAATTACCTACATCAATACCAGGAGCAAAATCTTCATCCTCTAAACCAGGTAAAAAGGTCTTTTTAATTTTTTTATAAAATTCCTGTAAGAATAATACACTAAGATTGGTAATTGTAGAACTTATAGCATGACTAGAAGCACTACTATCCTCAAAAATTAGAGATTGGCTATTAACATCAAGCAATGAAGATGATATACCTACATTATATCCAGTTACACCACTAAATCCACGGATACATCCAGTAAAGGTGGTATCAGTTTTTTCCGTATATGTGATTATTTCATCATTTACCTTTAATAAACCATAAGACTTAGGAAATCCTTTGGTTGTAGGAACAGTTATAGTTGTATCTGTACTGTTAATACTCACAGATAATGAAGTTGTTCCAATAATAACTTCAGGAACTAAATTATCAACTTTTAAATATCTATCAAGATTGTTGATTAAATCAAGAGAACCACCTTGATATTCATCAGAAAGATAATATTGTTGTAAAAAATCTGTAGTTAATGGAAAATCAGATACCACGAATTCTGGTAGCTGACTCTCAACTATTTTATTTACTTGTACCCTTTTATCAAATTCCAGACTCATTCGTTATTTCCTCTCGATTGCTCCATTTGAGTAACTAGATGTATAGTAATCTCTTGAAAATACAACTCCTGAAACATCTTCACCTGATGCGATTACGTCTTTAACCATATTTATCCTACTATTTGAAACGTCAAAACTTAAGTATAAATCCTTCAAACCAATTACATCATTAGACTCTGGGAACGCTTGTATCTCAATTAGATCATTAGCAGCGACTGTAGATGTAATATTAACAGTATTGATAATAATTTCACCTTTTTTATAATCAATTGTACCAACATCTTTTGCTACAATTTTTATTTCATTCTTATCATCCTTAGATACAATACATATAACACCTTTTTTACTTCCGTCTAAATCACCTATGGCATTTTTATTTGGAATATCTGTTAGAAAAACAGTTTTAGCGTAACCAGAAATATTGAATCCAGTGCTCTTAATATTAAATCCTGCTTGATTGATGTAGAAACGATTTCCAAAGCATAATTCATATTGAGCAAATTGATTAGTCAATACCTTCATGTCTCTTCTAATCACCACCTTTGTGATATTTGAAGTAATAGCATTGTTAGTTCTATCAATAAGTTGATTTATCTTACTGTATTTGAATCTGCCACCAAACTTGTTTATTTCAACATTACTACCATAACTTTGAAGATTTTGAATAATCTGAGTTCTTAAGGCATTCGCATTACTAAACTGAGATGTATTAAAATAAACAGTTGAATCTATTTCAACATATAGCATCTTGAGGTCAACTATTTCTGAGTTTATACCAGCGATAGCGTAACTTTTCAAATTGTTCTTGATTTGCTGCTTATCAAAATCAGAAACAAAAGTACCATTTTTAGGTTTGATACTTATCTGAACTTTACCAAATTGTGGTGGATCTAATTCTTCACCACCAACGACAGCAACTGATTCTGTCATGGGGTATATTGTTTGTATTATTGCCTCATAATCTCTTGGAGTAACCGCCCTGTACTGTGCGGAATACAGTCTAGGAGCCAAATACTTGATTGATGATAAATCTTCGTTCTCAGCACCGTTTGAGGCACGATTAACGGTAGTTATTGTTACTGTATTTGATGGTTTTACTGGTACAAAAGATTCAACACCAGTATTACTAACCTTTTTAGTATCAAAGGTTCCTTGGAACTCAAATAAACCAGTTGTTCCTGCTTTTCCACCTGCACCATTTCCTTCTGGACCATCAGTTACAATATAACGTACTCTAATCTCATCACCAGTTTCTAATTTTTGACCAAAGAAACCATCCCCAAATAAAACTTCAACTTTTTCATCTTGAACTTCTTGAATTAGATAAATTTTTGAATCTTTGCCCAAATTTAAGATATTATCAACTTTTTTCCATTCTTCACCAAAAATATTTGCCGCATTGGTCTTTTTAACGAATACTGATATTGTTGAGGTGTCAATATTAGCGTTATCTAAGATAAATCTTTGATCTTGAGCAGTATTTACCAGAAAGGTTGATTCTAAAGTTGTTCCTTGTAAAACATGAATAGGATCTTCAGTAGATCCGAAGGTTGCCACTCTTTTTCCAGTACCTGTTGTATGTACAAGTGCTGTAATTGCTCTTGATATTGAAAATCTAAAAATTGATTCGTTTGAAGCACCTACACAGACTATTCCTGGTTTTAAAATCAATTGATTTATATCATTTGAGGTATCTGTAATCTCAACATCAAAAGAAATAGATGCTCTTGCTGCTGTTCTGGATCTAGGCACATATCCAATGTTACGTGCTAGTGATATTACATTCTCTCTTACAGTTGCAGAATCTAAAAATGACTCATTTGCCACTAAATTAGCATTAAATGAGTTAATATACGTATTATATGCTAAAGTATCAATTAAAACTGAGAAATTTGAACCTTCAAAGTCAAAATCCGTAAAATTTGAGTTTGATTTAAGGTGATTTCTTATTTGAGTCTTAATTTGATCAAAATCTAAATTAGTAAATTGGGTAAATGGCATTATTTTATCTAGTAGGTTCCAATATGAATGTAAATTGTTGACGAGGACGTTCTAATCCAACAATATCAAAAAAGATTGTTACTTCAAACGCATTTAAATCGGGTTTTCCATTAACAATAGTCTTTACATTACCTACTCTTGGTTCAAAGTTCTCAATTGTAGTTGTAATTTGATCTCTGATGACTATACTTGTTGATTGTGTATAGTTTTCAAATAATGACCCTCGTATATTAGTACCTAAAAGAGTGTTAAAGAACCTTTCTCTAGGTATTGTTTCAACTAAATTCCTAACTGACCTAGCAATAGCACGTTCATTCATCAAGACAGGCATGTCTTTTGTTATAGGATGTGGTTTAAATGACAAACTAATGTCTTTAAATCCTCTAGATGTACGTACCGTAGCCATTAAGGGTGGAATCTATAGTATTTCCTCCCTTTATTTATACCTATTCTCGAAAACTAAAAGAATTTGATGGAAATTCTTCAATCCAACCATTCATTATATACTTATCACCATCTAAAGGTGGATTTCCACGGTGGGTATGTGTCCAACCAGCAGGAAAAATGATGAATTTACCTGCTTTAGGAGTTATTCTACAACTTTGATATAAAAATTCTGTTTCTCCACCTTCAAATCCATCATTTAAGTACATTAGAATTACTAATTTGCGATACGGATCACTTGCTTCACTATCGTGATGCCATGTATGATACCCTTCACATGGTGATGTCTTTTGTAATTTACAATATTTGTACTCAAATTGTCTTGTTTTTAGTATTTCATACGTTTCCATGTAGTGACGTAGTGCTCCCATCACTATTTGATGCCATTCTTGAGCAATTGGCACTGTATTATGGTAAATATTAATCTCTTCATGTAGTATTTTATTCATGAATAATTGATCATCCTTCACTACACCCGTATTTCTTCTGGAAACCATTCCAGCATTAACAGATCTCATATTATCAAAGAACGTAATAAACTTATTACAATCAAAATTACATTGATATTCTGATATAAAGTTATTATGATTTACATGATCGGTAATAGTTGGTTCAGTCATCCTATTTCATATTCTTGAGTAGTTTTAAATTCTTCAATCCATCCAGTAGCAATATACTTTATTCCTTCTAAGGGTGGATTTCCACGGTGGGTATGTGTCCAACCAGCAGGAAATATAACTAACTTTCCTTTTTCTGGTTTAATACGAGTAGAATGATATAAAAATTCTGTTTCTCCACCTTCAAAATTATCGTTTAGATAGAGTATCGTTACAAACTTACGATTAGGGTCTATTGGATCTCTATCATGATGCCATGAATGAAAACCTTGGCATGGGGCAGTCTTTTGTATTTTACAACTTATATTCTCAAGTCTAGTATTACTTAAAGAATATTGATCCATATACTCAGTAAGACAATCGTTATTTACATTCACCCATTTAGATAAAATAAAATTGGTGTATGAAGTAAGAGATTCGATACCCAATACTTCATCAGCACCAATTAGTTCATGTAAAAATGATTGTTCGTCCTTTACAGTTCCTTGACTTCTAGGACTTTTTATAGCAATGTTTTCATGAAATTCAATAAAATCATCACAATTTATATCAGTGTAAAACTCCGATATAAAGTTATCATTCACTTACCTTGCCCTCTAGTTCTTTTCTTTGCCCTATTACGAGAAGTAGAAGCGTACTTTGTATGCTTACCATTTCCTTGACGAGTTTTTTTCGGTTTTGATTCTACTGTTTCAACACCGTTAGCATTAAACATTTTTGCCATAATTAATCTTCAATAAATTCAGTTTTAATATGAGAAGGATCTGGTGTTCCATCAATATAGAAATCCTGTGCCAAATCCTCCATAGTGTTAAAATATTCATCTTGAGAGAGATTTTCATGAACAATCTTACCATCAATTAGAATATTATAACGAGTCATTAGATTACCCTTGTCTTCTCATGACCGACTCGAACTCTTGGATCACACCAGATCTCAAACCCTGCTTCCTTCGCATCTAGGCAGAATGAAACATCCTCTCCGCACATATCTTGTACTTCACCCGATTCAAAGATTTGCATCTTTGGAGCAAACCAAGGATAAGGCATACCTTCATGTTCAAAGACACCATTCTTAATTAATAACCATCCAAACCCTGTGTAATCCACAGTAAATGGTTTCTTTCTTTTCGAGATGCTTTCGACGGTTTCGTGATTCATCACTCCTCCATTGGTGCGGAAATCATCCTCTTCGAGCCAATGTGCTACCGAGGTGGTTTTGCCGTCTTCTGTACAATACCAACCACCAGCAAGATCCTGATCCATTAGAACTAATTGCCAGAACTTCTCAGTGTTGAAAACAATATCACTATCAATCCATAACTGATAATCATATTGTAACTTACCGTCCCAAGGTTTCTGATCTGGTCCTCTTAATACATTCGCTCCAAGGCACTTACACCGAGCGAAGTTGACCATAGAGGAATAATCCTGAGAGATCTGTATCGAAGCCTGTGCCTGTACAAGATCGAAGCATAACTGTACAAAACTTTTTAAAAATTGATATGAAACTCCACGACCTGGTAGACAGAATACTACTGTCTTACCTTTAATGAGTTCTTTTGCTTTATCATAATCCCACTCTGCTTCTTTTTTTACCACAGGGGATTTCGCTTTAACTGTAAATCCTTTAGACATAACCTACGTAATGTTATAACCATATTATATCTCATTATGTAGTCTAAGTCAACTTACTTATAGGTTACGGATATCAACATCCTATACTTTGTATCAGTAGGTGTTGAGCTACTGTGTTTAACTGAACCGTCAAAAAGCAACAACCGATTTTTTATACTTTCAACCCTCTCACCTGTTTCAAATTCAGTAAATCCATTATTAGTATTCATATAGAGTAATGCTGTAGTACATGATTCATCCATGTCTACATGCCTAGAATGTATAATTTGCTTTCCTTGATTTACATACATCAATACTCTTGATCTGTGTAAACACTTAATATCTAATCCTCTCAGAAAAGGTAAGAAGTACTGATGGGTGCTTGGATTTACAACATCCATATAATCATACATGGGATGTACAAAATAATAATTGTTTATATCTTCTTCTTCTTGATCAGTCTCTGCAGCGACATTTCTCTGAAAATTCCATTGCCACATTGTTTGATTTGTCATCATCCCATATAGATGATTAAAATATTCTTCTTCTAAGTAGTCTTCAATAACTTGCATCTTCTGCTATACCATTATCAAGTTCAATTTGTTCATAAGTTAATTCATCTCTAAAATATGACTGATATATTCTTCCCCATATAATATTAAATTCATACTCATCAAGATCTTTGAAGAGACACTCTCCTCTTAGATATATGTGATATGTACTAATCCTCTGATTCTGTAATGATGAGTTCATCGCCATCTGTTTTAAAGGTTACTTCTGTGTCTTCGTACCAACCTTGATCATTTATAACCCACTCTGGTATTCTTAGTAGGTATTCTCCTGTTGCGGTATCAATCTCTATGGGGCGTTTTTGATTTGGGATATTTTTTTGCATACTGTGGATTTGATTTTTCCATTATATATCACTTTTGAATTATTCGCAAGTCAACCCTGTGGGGATTTTTTAACAGCGAAAAAAAATTTGAAGTTTCATGGAATATTGTTCTCGCTTTCGTAACACTTTGTAGGTTAGGGTAGTTATCGGTTTTTAAACGGGGGGGCGGACCGCCCGACCCCCTGCTGATACACGAACCCACGAATGGTGTGCCACCTCACCAACTGGCATACGTCTACTTTTGTGAGACGTACTCCTGCTGTTTTGGGACTGCCACGCCATAACGCCCACCTGTTCGGGTTGCCCATTTGTGTACTGCTTTGCCGTGTGCCACTGGTAGTTTTGTCACATGGTAAGTTTTACCGTTTAGCGAAATTGTTCTTTTTTTCATTTTTTTGGGATTTAGGGAAAAGGACACGAAAAAAGACAGGCATTAGTGCCTGTCGGATACGTTATAATACGAAGGGGTAGGAGGGGCAGGACGAAGACCAGCACGAACTTGATCTGCTTCGTATGCCTCTAGCAACTCCTTTGCGACCATGCTCTTACAGAACTGAACCATATTAGGGGAGCAGTAGTAACCGTTGCCTGTGATGTGTGTTTTGTTTGTCATGTGCTTATACTAGGATGGGAAAGGGGTATTGTCTACCCCCTGAGTGGACAGTTTGCCTACTGTCCATTTCTGTACGAACCCATTAGGCATTTTCCGTACCATACTTCGGCGTATCCGTACTCTTCGGATAAACCAAGGCATAAACCCCAACACTCATCTAACTTCTTTTTGATTGTATTCTCAAAAGGAGCAGAAGGGCATACAACTGTGTATGGGAAAGAAGGATTGAAAGCGGTTTGATTAAAATTGTTCATATAATCAGTATAGCAAAAAAAAGACCCCTGTGAAGGGGTCAAATCTTAAGAAATTCAGGAGACTACTTTGTCCCATGTTTTGTCGAAGAGATCGGGGTCTGAATCCTGTTCGTTCTCTTCGTCGTCGTGATAGAGATCTAAAGAGGCAACAGTTGAGAAGAGGTCTGAGATAAGACGGAGTTCTTCTGAAGTGAAAGTGATTGTTTTTTCCATACCTTTATAATACCATTAAAAAGACCCCTGTGAAGGGGTCAAATGTTAAGAAATTCAGGAGAATAATGGTCTCATGTAATCTTTGAATTCTTCACACATTGCACGTGCTAGGATTTCTAACTGCTTAGGGTCTGAATTGTTCCCATCGGCAACCAATTCGTCATAACAGGCAGAAGTAATACCAGAATCAGTGATATCGTATTCATGGAGTTTGACATGTTTAAAAA